CACATAGATATTCATTAGCACCTCAGATCACTTTAATTCGGCCCGGATAGGCAATGTTTTTCGGGACCGTCTCAGCGCCGCCAGCGGCGCCAGTGCTGCCACCAGCCGGGGTGGCATAGGTGATGCTCCCGCCGCCCATCGCCTGCGTGCCGTAGCCTGTGGAAGCTGCATAGTGGGCGTGACTCTTGAAATCATCGAGCCGATAGCTGCCCGCAGGACGGCCAGGATCAATCCCGGCAGACTCGTCAAGGGGCCGGAAGAATTTACCGCGCGGATCTGGACTACGGAACGTGGTCGCGCCATCGCCCGAGGTCCAGCCGCCCTCCATACCCGCGCGAGCGGCTTCCGTAGTCAGCATTCCCGACTGTTGAGCGTGGTCCCACAACCATGGCCAATCGGCACGAACAAAGAGGGCATTGCCCAACGGGACGTGGCCCCCTGGATTCAATACGGTCGTCGTTTCAAGCACGGGCCGCCCGAGTGCCGTACCGTCTAGGCGCGCAATCGGTATCCAGTTGCCCTTGCCATCACTGCGCAAATGCCAATAATCCCCGGCCCCCATCAGGTAAAAAAACGAATAGCCGGCCGCATTCAGATGGGTATGAAACTTGATTTTGTTGCCAACGGCCGCCTTGATTGTCAGCCGGTTGCTGGTGTTATCGACCCGTCGCACCACCACACTACGAACGCCCAGCGCTGAGTTGGCATCGGGCAGATCAACCGTCAACGCCCCCGCGCTGGCATCAATCAGGACAAGCCCCAACTCGTTCGCCACCAAGGGCCTTGAGGTGCTGACCTCCACCAAAGGGACTTGGCTCGTCCCGTTAATCAAGTCGAGTGTTTCAGTTTTGGTGAAGGCGTCCGTGATCGCATAACCGGCCAGCGTGGTCGGGTTGGTCCCACCCACCACACGACCGTATTTGTCCACGGTCACACTACGGTATGTGCCGGCATTGATACCGGTGCGCCCGGCCGCCATTTCAAACAGCAGATCCGTCACGCCCAGGACAATCGGCGCATCCGTCACCAGTTGCCAAATGCTGTCGCCGTTGATGGTGCCGCGCTCGACATGCACAAACAGCCCGGGCGTCACTTCCAGACTGCTGTCGGCATCCGCGCTACGCGCCCACACACCCGCAGCCGCCACGTAAAGGCCGTTGTCTTTGGCCACGGCCTGGTTTTTCACCAACACGCGATCGCCGGCAACCAGGGCGACCCCGTCAATGGTCTGAAGGCCGATCAGCACCACAGGGGCGGTGGTCGCCACCCGTACCGAGTGCTTAAAGTCCAGCTTGCCCAGCTCCTCCAGCACCTTTTGATCGACGTACTCACGTGTCGCCAACACCACCGATGGATCGATTTTCAACTGAATGTTCGCGGTGCCGCTGGTGACGATGTGCATGCGTACCACTTGGTTACGCCCTGACCCTTGCGCCAGTAAGGGCTTGTAACTCGGCGCGGCGTTGGCCACCGCCGAAAACACCCCATCCTTGTCTTCCAGCGCCAGCTCACGAATCCACCAGCCGCCCACGTCCGGCGGCAACACCAGCTCGGCGATCAACACATTGTCGTCGGTGGGAGAGACGCGCAGCTGATTGAGCTGCGCGCGATAGACCTGATTGACCAACTTGGTTTGCGATGAACTGGGCACCGGATCGGTGCCGTTCGCATCACCGATCAACATGTAACGCGGCTCCCACGGGATACCCAGCGCGTCGCAGTTGGTTTTTTTGGCGGCCCCCTGAGTCGTGAGCATGCCGCCGAAAATAGAGTTTTTATCAACCATGGGGGTACACATCCAATTCGTCGAGGTTGTATTCGCTAACGCCGTGGCAGCCCTGAATCACCACATCCAGATCGGGATTGTTCCAGGGGTAAACATCGATCTCGTCGCCGTCATACACAGCGAAGCCGACATAGGCGTTCAATCGGGTTTCCAGCGTGATATCGAGACCGGTCAAATGCCGGGTCACGGGCTTGGCGTCGTCAATCAGGCGCTCCAGCTCCTGATACATGTCCTCGGTGATCCCGGTGTCCAGCACACCGACCTTCAGCGCAAAGGTGCCCGGCGGACCTTCGGGGACGGTGTTGAACCACTCGATGATTTCGACCAGATAGCCCAGGGGCTCGACCACACGGCGCAACGCCCCGATGGTGCCCTTGCGGGCATGGATGTAATACGACGCCTTGATCGCCGCGCGCTTGGTCGCCTCCGACCACCGATAGTCCCAGCGATCGACCGACCACGCCCACGCCAAATGCGGCAGCAGATGGACCGGACAGGTATCGGGGTTGTACAGGGTGCGCAGCGGGACAATGGTTCGCTCGTAGAAAGCCGCCTCCAGAGCGCGCTCCAGTTGCGTGCTATTGCTCGGCAGCAGGCTTTTCATGTCGCCCCCGCCAGCTTCACCTCATAGCCAGTACACCATGCCGCCTGAGCCTTGCTCGGCGCCAAGTCCACCCAGCCGATCAGCTCAACCCGGGACACACCGGCGACGTGCAATTGCGCATCCACCGCCGAGCGGGCGACTTCGACGCCCAAGCGCTTACGCGGATTGATCCACTTCGCCAAGCGGTTGATGGCTTCGGCCAAACTGGCGTCCCCTTCAGGCCCGGCGCTGTTCATGTGCAAAAGGGCGTTAATGCGATAGTCGATAATCTGCGCGCCCTGCACCGTTACCCGATCGCCCAGCGGGCGCACGTCTTCATCATTCAAGCCCGCTTCGACGGTAGCCAGCAGCGCGGGACTGGCCTCGCCGCGCCCCTCGGAACTCAGCACCGTTACCGTAACGCAGCAAGGCTTCGGGCTTTCCGCCGAGGCATCCATCACCAACCCCGAGGCGTTACGGGCGTGCAGAATGTAGCTGGCACGCGGCCCGGCCGTGGTCAGCCCCTCAAACGCCAGCTGGATGCGCTCGCGAAACGGATCGTCCAGCTCCTTGACCTCGGGCACCGGCGGCACCGCCGTCAGGTCCGCCGCTTGGATCACCAGGCGCTTCAGGTTGTAGTTCGCGCCCAACTGATCGAGGTCCGGGCCGATCGCGTGAGCCAGTAACAGCGCCTTGGCGGCGTCATTGACCCGGGCACGGTTACCGACCTTCTGATAGGCCCCCACCTCCAGCACCTTCACCACCGGATCGCTCTCAATTGCCGCGCTCCAGTTGTCGCCCATGTAGCCGCGAAACGTGCCCAGAGCTTCGTCATAGGTGACTTCGAAGTCCAACGGCTCCAGCACGTCCGGCGCCGGCAACGCCGACAGATCCACGATGCTCATACGCTCACCTCAAACAGAAAACGGTCGCCGAGGTACTCGCCGGCAATGCTCAGATTGATTTGCCCGCCCAGCACCGAGAGCGCGCGGACGCGCTCCAGCTTGACGCGCGGTTCCCACCGCCCGATCGCGCGGACCGCCTCGGCTTGCACCGAACTTTTCCAGCCTTCGTTAATCGGCATGTCGACGTACAAGGGGATCTTGCTGCCGTACTCCGGCCGCTGCCGGCGGCTGCCCAGGCGCGTGCCCAAGATGTCGGCAATGGACTGCCGCAGATGCTCGATGCCGGAGATGGGTTGGCCGGTGTGGCGGTCCATTCCGATCATCTAACTCACTCCAGCGGTTCGAACTCTTGATGGGCCTTGAGGTAACGAACGGCCGGCTCGTCTGAAACAGATACTTCGACGCAGCCTCTGGCTACCGGCAACGTTCGTCCCGATTCGGGAAGGACCAAGGTGCGCGACGTGTACACCCGGTCGCGAAATTTCATCGTCAGATCCGCCGCACGTTGCGGCTGCGGCTGCGGCTGCGGCTGCGGCTGCGGCTGCTCAATACTGAGAACATCGTTTGTCTTCGCCATGATTTCTCCAGGCATGAAAAAGCCCGCACTCGGCGGGCTTGGATGGGTTAGTGATTAGTGCGAGTGATGGTTGCTGTTACCCGTGGCGTCGAGAACCGAGGCGTCACTGGTGATGTCCTGCGTGACGTGTAACGGTCCGTCGATAGCCACCGCGCCGACCAGTTTGATGGCCGCTGATTTGACTGCCGCCGAACCCGGCGTCAGCGCCACCTCAGTGCCGCCAACTTTGGCCGTCACGGCGTTATCCGTAACAACCACCTCAGTACTGCCGACCTTGATCGTCACCATACCGGTGGGCAGGGTGATCATGTAGCTCTTGGCCTCCCAGTCATAGACCAGCGAACCGCCGTCGTCGAAACGCCAGACCTCCACATGGTCGCGGTTATCCGGCGGCGCGCCGGCATCGCCGTACAGCCCCGGAATAAAGGTGCCCATGCCGGCCTGACCGCTCGGGTTGAACAACACCCCCTGCTCGCCCAGGCTCGGCGCCCGCCAATGCCGCGCCTTACCCGCCGCGAGGCTGTGCCAGCGCACCCAGGCGCTCGTCCACTCGCCATTCGACACCCGCACCGCAGGCCCCGTCAGATCCACCCCGACCACCGCGCAGGGCATCAGCATGGCCGCGATCATGCGGTCATGTTCGGCACTGGCGTAACTCACGGATCCTCCGGGTTGACCGGACCATCGCCCGACTCAATGTTGAATACCAGCGAGCCCGGCGGCTCATTCGGCCAGGGCCATTCCTCAACACCCAGGTAGAGTTGGTGAGTCCATTCCACTAACCAGACCACGTAACCATCCAGCTCCGGCTTGGTCCAGTCCTGCATCGCCTGGCCAAACTCGGCGGGCTCTACCTCAAGCCCCCACGTTTGCAGTCGTAACAACACAGCCAATTGGGCTGCAAGGTACGCGGCTTGCTGGCAATGCTGTGGTCGTATCGGGTCGACAATGATCCGCGCTTCGAACTTGCAAACCAGAGTGGTTTGCCCCGTTCCAATGTCGACACCAGGTTCCATCTCAGCCAACTCGATGAACACCGCCGGTAGTGCAATGCGATCCTTGATATTGGGCCACGCCGTCACCGCTTGAACGCCCGGCAGATGAGCCTTCAGGTTCTGTTCTATTGCCCGGTAGAGCTGGTCGAGACTAAAAGGCTCGTCAGACATTCGCCGTCCCCTTCAAATACTTTTGCAGCTCAAAGTTGAATTCCTGCCGCAGGATTTCCAGCAGGCGCGCATCAGCGCGTTTAACCCAACTGTCGAAGTGCGGCCGGGCTTGTTCCAGTGACACCTTGGCTTTGGCCAGCGGAAAGCGATTGCCGTTTTCCGCAACCCACCCCGAACTGGCACCGCCGCCGGACGACACGGTGCTGTCGGGGTAGTCATCCGCATTGAAGTGCTTGCTCGCGGTGCGGATCCAGATGTCGGGCTTGCTGCCATAGACCTTCTTGAGAAAGGCGCCCTGGTAACGCCGACCGGCCACCGACACGCCACTACCAGACTGCCGTGCCCGGCCGATGCGACTGGACTCGATGGCATTCAAACCGAACCACAACTTACCGCTGGTGGCTCCACCGGAGACCGGGTAGCTGCGCAAGCGCTGACGAACCGCCGCCACCGCAATGCGTTCCTGCCGACTGACGGCTCGGGCAATGTGCGTGCGCAGCCAACCTAGCGTTTTGTTGATCGCCCGACGTTGGGCGGCTGCGGCGGCCTTGGGCACCAGCTTGGCGAAGTCCTGGAACGCTTTCAGGTCCGCCATCGAGGACTGGATGGAAATCATCCCGCCACCGGCCGAGGGCTTGAAGTAGCTGCCGACACTCATGCGCGCATCCTCAGGATCAAGGCGACCAGACCGTCACCGCTCGGCTCCAGCTGCAACAGGTCGTAATCGCCACCGCCATCCAGCGCGGGCAGATCGATGCTGACCAGCATGCCCTGCTCCAGGCCGTGCGAATCGCTGACGCGGATCTCGAACCGCGGCTCACGCAAACCGGTGTTCAGCTTGCCGAACTTGGGCTGCAACCACGGAGCGGCGAACATACCCAACACCGGTTCTTCGCGACCCTCGATCCGTGCGGTATCGCCCAGCGTTTCGAACACCACTGCGTCCACCTCGGCAATCAGATCGCGAAAGCTCATGGTCAGAGCTCCAGCAGGATCTGGGCGCGAGGTCGGGTGCACAGGTGCAGCGGGTTGGACTGGGCTTCGCCGGCCATGCCCTTGCCGAACTGCATCGGCTCAATCTTGCTGTAATACGGAATGCCTTGGGTGTTGACCGTTTCCATGTAGTCAGCCGGTGCGAATACCGAGATGTACAGATCAGGAACACCTTCAGGAACCAGCAGCGCTTTATCGTCGTGGACGAAAGACACGCCGGCGACTTTGCCACGGTAGCGCTCCCAGGTGATGCCACCAAACTCGAAGCTTTCTCGAGCGTCGCCACGCAAGGCTGCCGCTTGCTGGCTGTTGAGATAAGTCTTCTCGACTGAATCGTGAACGATCAGACTGTTCCAAAAATTCTTGCCGCAGAAAGCGCGAGAACCGGTGCTGGTTACGCTACCGAGCGCGTCTTCTTGCATATCCAGCGCTTCAACGCATTTAACACGCAGCTTAGTTTTCTGGTCAGCCAATCCCATCGACAGTGTCTGACGCTGCACACCAAATCGATCGTAGAGGTCCAACAGCACCGTCGAACCATCGGCATCAAGGATCAGGCCATTGAGCGCACCCATGCGCTGGAACTCATGGGTCGCGTCCAACTGGCGGCGCGCTTTGGCCAGACGGGTATTGACCACATCTTGCACGGCCTGCAACTCGGTGCGGGTACCGAAGGCACGAATGCCCTGGATCTCGTCGGCCTTGATGGTAAAGCGTTCCGGCAGGTGCACGGTGTTGAACGGAATCAGGTTGCGCTTGCTGGCGGCGACCACCAGACCAGAGCCACCGCGCTCACCGGCCGGCACCAGCGCCAGGGTGTCGCCGTCCTTTTCGATCTGTACGGTCAGGGTGGTGATGCCTTCCTCGCGAAACAGGCCCAGAGCACTGATACGGCCCGGCAGGTAAGGTTGATCGTTGAGTGCAGCAGTCAGCGCGGTAACGGTAAATGCTTCGTCGTCAAAAATGGCGATCTCGGCCATGGGTACTCTCCAGAAATTGAAAAGCCCGCTCAGGGCGGGCTGGGTAAACGTGACTAAAGGTCCTAGCGGACGATCAGAAAATGGGCAGCCAGGTCTCTCTCGGCCTCAGGGTCAAGTCCGGTCAGGTGCACTTCGCTGACCTCCGCCAGACGCACCACAGCGCGACCCCGGCGCACGATGTCCGACGCCCCCAGTGGCCCGAAGAGAATCGCCACAGCGGTCTGGGTGCCGTCTTCAGCGGCCGGGTGGTACGGCGCGAATTCACGCGTCGCGGTCATCAGCCCCAGGACTTGCCCTGGGTACAGCGCCGGACCTGCCGCAACGTTGATCGATTCCCGCGAAATGTTCCCCGCCCCTTCAGACAGAAGAAACTCACCCGCGTGGATCGGCTCTTTTTTGATGGTCATGGTCTTGCTCCTTTCGCGCCGCGCGCAGTTCCAGATTGGGCCGCTTGTCGCGAAGCCCAGATCGAGGTGGGATCAGGTTGTTTGGCCAGCACCTTGGGGGCTGGGTCGTCATCCAGGGGCAGACTGTTATCGATTTCGAAGCCCTTGCCGCTGGTGACAATTTTGTCGAACAGACGCGCCCGAACTGCTGCCACATCGAGCCCCGCAGCAACGTATTCGACGCTGAACTCTGGCAACCGGGCAGCCACGCACAGGTCATTCACTGCCTTGGCGCGGGTAAGTCCGGCCAGGACGATCTCTTCGCTTTCGAGCCGGGTTGAACTGAGCAGTGGCTCGACCAGATTGGTGATGCCCGCCTCCGAGCAGCGCTGGGTGATCATCAGTGCCAACTTGGCCGAATCGACCACCGGTGGCACCAATGGTGGATCGACCGGATCCAGCTCTAGATCCGGATCCGCTTCTGGTGGCTCGTCGAGCTGGGCCAACAACTCAGCCGGCGCATGCTGGTAACGCTGCAACACACCACCTTGGCCAAGGCAGGCCTTGACCTTGATGCCGTCGCCGACTTCATCGGCCAAACCCAAGGCCACGGCCTCATTCGCGGTGAGCCAGGTTTCAGCGGCGACCAGCCGCCGCAGTTCGACCTCATCGATGTTCGGCGCCTTCGCTTTGTAGGCTGCGATGATCGCCTCCATCGTCTGGTCGAGCGCATCGGCCACCTTGCGGAAGTCTTCGGCATCCCCGCTGGCGTAGGTCCAGGGGTTGTGAATCATCAACATGGCATTGGCCGCAATCACAACTTTATGCGCGCCGCACACCGCCACGCTGGCCGCGCTGGCAGCCAACGCGTCAATCCGCCCGGTACAACGCTCACCCAGACGCGACAAAGCGTTGTGCATAGCCAGCCCGTCGAACAAATCGCCACCGATGCTGTTGAACGCCGCAATCACCGGCGATACACCGTCATCCATGGCCCGCAGGTCTTGCACGAACTGATTGGCCGTAATGCCCCAGGTACCGATCTCGCCATAGACAAAGACTTCGATTACTCGCTCGGCAGCCTCTCCGCTGGCCTGCACGGCATACCAAGTTTTGTCCTGAACTGGCACGCGCTGGCCGGCGCGGTTGTAAATGCGCGGTCGCGCTTTTTTGCTCATGGTTGCTCCTTGTCGTCGGTTGTTTCGACGGCATCCAGGGTGTTGTAGTTGAGACCCAGTGCTGTGGCCCGAGCCAGATCGGCGGCGTTTTCCTGATCGACCGTTTCAGCGTCGTAGCCGGTGCGCAGAACCATCTCGCTGCGTGAGGCAAAGCCGGCCTGTACTTCCATCCGCCGGGCTTGCACATCCTGCACCGGCTGGATGTAGGCCCAGCCTTGCGGCACCCAGCGGGTACGCAGGTAGTCACGGCGTTTCTGCGCGTAATCGTCCAGCACCAGGACACCAGCCAACACCGCCATGTCCATCCAAGCTGCCCGCACTGGGCGGCAGAGCTGATGGACGTAAACGCTGAACTGCAGTTGTTCCAGGCGGCGCCGAAATTCGTTGAGCACCACACGTAGCGCTCGATCGTTGATCCCACGCATGTCGCCGGTGAGGATCTCGTAAGGCGTGCCGGACCCCGCCGCTGCAGCCATTAGTTGCTGCCGCATAAAGTCGGGGTAGTTGTTGCCCGCGTCCGGTGGCTTGGAGAACTCCACCTCTTCACCTGGCCCCAGTTCCTGCATGGTGCCGGGTTCAAGGGCAACCATCGGTGTGAAGCCATCACGATCCAGATTCAACGGAGCGCCGGTCACCGGATCTCTGGGTACAGGTCCTGACTCCGGCGTTGGTCGCTTGATAAAGCCGGCAAACAGGTTGGCCACTTCCTGACGAAACAACACCGCGTCGTCGTAGTTGTCGAGACTGCGCAAACGCTTGAGCACCGGCGACAATCGCGGCACGCCGCGCAGTTGACCGGGTTCCACCGGTTCGAAGATGTGCAGCACCTGCGCCGCCGGCACTCGCACCAGTTGGTTGTAGCCAGCGTTCAGCGACGCCGCATCGCGCGGATGCGACAAGTACATCCAGTACGCCACGCGCTTGCCGCCGGGGTTGAACTCGATTCCGGCGCGGATGGTGTTGCCGGTTTTAGTGCTCTCATACTTGTCGTGCGGGACAAACTCCGGCGCCAGAATCTGCAACTGCAGCGGAACCGCCAATCCCTCGTCCAGGCTGCGCGGTCGCAACCGCACAAAACACTCGCCCGAGGTTTCAACCGTGCGCGCCACTAGGCCCTGCTGGCCGTAGAAGTCAGTGCGATCATCCGCATCCGACTCGTCGACCCAATCGCCCCACAGCTCCTGCAGCAACTTGCGTAAAGCATCGTCTTCAGTGGTCGGCCGTGGGGTGATGCCCGTGCCGATCAAGTTGCTGACGCGTTTGTCGATCACGTTGAAGGCATACGGGTCATTGCGAACGGCTGCCCGAGAGCGCGAACGCAGGTTGCGCAATGCCGGGGTGTTGATGCTGTTGATCCCGTTGTCGGGAGCATCCCAACCAGTGGAGCGCCGGCCCTCCCCGGCGCCTTCGTAACTGGCTTTGATGTTCGACGGCAACACGAATCCGTTACGGGTCAACGTCGGAAAGTGTCGGGCCATTAGACTCCCTTGCCTCCGTGGTACAACCGAACCACACGCGAGCGTGGCCCGGCCGAGTTGACCAGCGAAGTGCGGATCTGGTCGCGAGCCGTGATCAACTCGTCGATGGATCGGTACTCCACGGTGCGATCGCCGTAACGCACGGTTTTTTCACCGCGAGCGATGGCCGCCTCAACCGCGTCGAGGTGCTTCTGAGTAAATGACATATCAGCGTCTCTTCAGGTAACCGCTGGTGGAGCTGCGGCGTGGAGGTGGTGTTGCTGCGGGTCGCGATTGCACAACCGGTGCCGCAGGTTGCGGCGCCGGTTGAGTCTGTCGTGCGGCCGTTGGTGCGGGTGCCTCGTTGTCGTTTAAGCGCTGGCCCTGGACAGGTTTGACACTCGACACTTCATCGAACAAGCCAGACTGCGCCAAGGACTGCCGGACCCGCTCCCAGTCATGTTCCTGATAACGGTTGATGCCCAGGTAATGAGCCATGGCCAGGCAATACACCATCAGGTCGAGCGCTTCGTTGCGCTCGGCCTTGCCCTTAACCCATTCGATGCGTTTGTGACCGCGCACGTAACGGGCGACCTTGCGCTCTGCCACGCACTGAGCAAAGAACTCATCCGGCAGGTCGTTGGCAAAGTGCAGTGAGCCCGGTCCGTCCGGGAACGGGTAGCGGTTGTAAATCCAGTCCTTCGCGGTGTCGGTGCCGACGAACCAGAGCTCGGCGCCGTTGCGTTCGGTCTGGCCTTTCCAAGTCACGTCGACCATCGATGGGCGCTGAGCGATCACCGGCCTGCCGGGCTTGCTCGCGCCTTTGATGGCGAACACGTTGCGCCAGCGGCGGACGCGGCAGAACTGATAGACCTCGTCGGTGTGGTGACCGCCGGAGTCGACACCGGTGGCGAGAATCGCCAAGCCGACACCGCACGGATGCCGATAACGCGCCTTAAGCTTTTCATCCAGCACCGCCCAGGTGCGTTCATCCGCCGGGTCACCCCAGATCACCTGGTGATCAACGACCCAGCGCTCCATGCCGACGCCGAAACCCATCACCATGAGTTCCAGGCGGTTGGCCTGAACGTCGACAGCACCGGTAAGCATCATTACGCCGGCCGGCATTGCGCCGAGGGTGTAGGTTTCCAGACGCGCCCTGGCGATCAACACTTCCGCTTTGGTCTGTTCGAGCGCGCTGTCCCAAACCTTGGCCAGACGGGTGTTGTAGAACACCTGCATAAGGCTGGTATCACCTTGTGACTGAGCTTTTTTGGCGTCCTCGAACTCTACGGCGAGCGAGGCCCAATCCATCCAGCCGGTCGGCGAATACAAGGCGCTGAGATGAAACCCCACGGTTTTGCCATCGCCACGACCATGTGCACGCCACTCACCTCGGGCGAGCATGTCGCTTTTGTGGTGCTCCTCGATCAGCACGTCGCACTCAGGGGCGGCGCACTCGTAATGCACGGTGGCGTAGTCTGCACTGTAGTGCAGCCGCTCCCACTCCAGTACCTGCATATGAGCGCAGGTGGGGCATGGCACGTAGTAGTGACGCTGGTCGCTGGATTCGAACAGATCGGCGATCCGCGAGGCGCCCTTGATCGTCGGCGAGCTGGAAAAATAGATCTTGGCGTTGCGGCCGAAGTTGGTCGCCCGCGTTTCGGCCAACCTGATGGGATCACCCTCTTGGCCTACGTCGTTTTCCCAGCGGTCGACTTCGTCGCCGTAGATGTAACGTGCCGACAGCTCCGACAGGTTGGCTGCGGAACCAGCGGTGGTGACGTACAGCGAACCACCCTCGAACTCCTTGGTGTCCATCGTATTGCGGGCATCCCGTGAGCGGCTGGTCGCCACGCGTTCGCGCAGCACCGGGGTGGCCTTGATGGTCTTGCTGATTCGTCCCGAAACACGCTTGGACAATCCAAGGCTGGGCAGCAAGGCCAGGATGTTCGACGGCGCCATGTGGATCAGGCCACCCATCCAGTTCAGGGCGATCTGCGTTTTCATCAACTGCGAGGCCACCATGGTGACCACACGCCTACAGGGGTGAGCCGGCGACAGGCAACGCATCGGTTCACGGGCATACGGTGTTCGTGAGGTTCGGTACTGGCCGGGCTCAGGGGCGCCGGTGTCCCGTGGAATCCGCATGTACTCATCGGCCCACTCATCGATCCAAAGATCTGGATCGGGACGCAATCCACGGAAGTAGTTCTCACGGTACACCTTTGCACCGTCAGAAAATTCCGTGTGCATGGGTTCAATCCAGTGTTAGGGCATGTTCAAGATCTGCTGAGGAGAGGCGCTCGGCCTCTTCCAACGTTCGACGGATTGTTGCTGTGAGGTGTTTTTCGATCTGCCAGGGATCCGTCATCGCCGCCAAGTCATACGACAACTGAGGCAACGGGCCGAACAACTGGTCGCGCAGCAAGCGGCCGGCGTCGTAGGCACCTGTCTCTACGGCTTCCTTGGACACCAATGAACCTTGCGCTTTGCCCAGTTCGATCTCGGCCAGTTTGGCCATGTTGTGCTCGCGCAGCGCGCGGGACTTCTGGTAGTCGGGGTGTTTGCCATCGCCTGGCATTAGCTGCGGCGGCGCAGCCGTGGAAGTCGGCTCGATGACGGGGGACAGTTTGCTGTAAACGTCACGCTGAATCCGATCTTGCTGGTGGCGTTCGGCAACGGCTGCCTTGCTGGGGTCGCTGGTTTTGTCGAGCAGTGCCTCAGTAGCCTCAAGATCAATCTTGCCGTTTTCGGTAAGCACCAGCCGATCCTGGCTGGCTAATTTGGAAACGTAGGATTTGGCCCAACCGCGCCGGGCCGCAAACTCCGTTTTGCTGATTACAGTCATGGTTAATTTCCCCAGTTCACCCCGCGAGTTCACCTGTTCACCTCAGTTCACTAAGCTGGTGAACCGCCCGCTAACACAGTCCCGCGGGTTTCCGACCCCGTACCCCCTGAATACCCCCAGGGTCCCCGGCAGTTTTCGACGCCCCAAACCGGTGCGCCCCCCTGCTTGCCACTTGCGGGGTGGCACTTCGAGGACACGCGAGCGCTAGGCCGTCCCCGGACCGCAAGGTGGGTGCTTACGCAAACTCTCGCAGCGCCTCTTGCAGTCGCTTGGCTTTGATGATGGCTTCAGCATTACTTTCCCGCTCAGCCTCTACCGACAGGGCTACCTCTTCGATGCGGCCCGCCAATGCCTTCATGCGCTTGCTGAACTCTTCAGACAGGCTTACCACTTCACCCGACAGGGTAGCCAATACGTCCAGCGCGCCATCGGTTGTTTTGGTCGATGCAACGGACTGCTTGGATGCCTGAGGCATGGTTGTCTCCTTCTTGGTTTTGGGTGTGACTACAGCACGCTGAAACTTCCCGCCGATCGGCTCCCTGATAATCCCGGCATCTTTGAGTTCACCAAGAGCGCGGCGTATAGCATAGGCAGATGCGCCACTGACATTGGCAGCCAGGACGGCGCCGTGAATATCACGGGCGGTCCAGCATGATTGAATGGGTACATACCCAAAGATTTTTTGAGCTATGGAAGATTGCCCTGCAAGCATCTGCTGCTGCCTGGATTCATTCATTGCTGGAGACCTGCTAAATAAGTGGCTGGGTGAGAGTTATTCCGAACGATTAGATTCGGTGGGCATTTCACTGACGCCCAACCGCTTGGCGGCCCAGCGCTCGTACAACCCGATGGCGACATCAGCGCCGGCCATCGCGGTCAGGCAACCCAAGCTGCCGGCCGTCCAGATCGTCATGCCCGCGCCGATCATCAGCATCATCGCCGACACGCCGCAGACAATGCAGGCACCGGACCGAAGCGCGAGTCGGCGCAACAACGCCCAGCCTCGCGCCCCGTCTTTATCGGCGCGCCACATCTCACCCGACACACCGCCGACCAGGGCCAGGACGATAACTAACCAAATCGGCATCTCTGCCAGCGCTTGCTGTTCATTTGTCATTCGTTCATATCCATCGAGTGCTCTTACTGGAGCAATGGGCAAGAAGGTCCTGCGGTGATAGTGTCAAATGGCAATCATCAAAAAACGGCTAGGAGGCCATATGCAATTTGTACACTCGCGTGAATATCTTTCAGAGGGCGACGTCGTTGTGGTGGAGTGCACCCACCAATGCAACGTTCGTCTGACTGATGATTCAAATTTCTCTAAATTCAAAAGTGGAGCTGCACACCGGCATTACGGTGGCTTCTACAAAATGCTACCGGCACGGATTGTCGTTCCACGCACAGGTAACTGGAACATCACAATTGACCTAGGTGGCGGGACTGGCCAGTACAGGTACTCCATCAACATTCTCAAACAAAGCTAACTCGCCAACGCACTGCTCCAATGCAGTCTCGAGAGCGTCCTTGATATCTTTCAAGGTCGAATCCAAACCATAGGCGGTGGACGTAACGCCGCCTACGGCATTCCGGGCCCAGACTAATTTTCCCTGGGTGCTCCTTACCTGGACTTCCATCGCTAATCTCCTTGCGCAATTGATCGGCGTCTCTTCTTTCATACACCGAAAAAGAAAACCCCGCCGGAGGGCAGGGTTTTCAGTGTCGAGGCGCTTGCCAAGACGGTGCACAGCAAGTGCTCGGGGGAAGCGCCGAGGCGCAGAATTCATATCGTGGTGACTTTTTACCCCTTGAGTACGGAACCGAAAAGAGGGCATTTTCGGTTAACCGGCTCGACGCAACTTTGACGCAACTTTGAGGAGACTTTGAGGTAAAGCGCCCCGACCAGCGGTAAGCCACTTACGTGCTTCTTTGCGCTCGGCCAGCACCTCAAAGAGTCGGACATGAAGACTGTGCACAAGGTCGTAGTAGGTTTGCTTCGCCTTGGACACATACCCCAGCTCATGCATTTGCGAAATCCAGGTCGGTGCAGGGTCATCGCCGTAGCGCAATACCGCCAACTGTTGCAGCCTTTCTCCCCGCCCATCTTGTCGAGCGATCTCGGAAAGAGCCGCACCGACTTCCTGAGCAACTGCATCAGGCCCCG